GAATCTTCCCATTCCCATTTCAATGGTTCATCTTCCAACCATTCAGGGAAAGGAACATTATCTCTTTCAAACAGTTCTGATAACATCATCATTCAACAACACCTTCCTCTAATAGTTTAGTGAAATATTCATAATGTTTAGGGAATCTTCTTTTGTATTCTTCAAAGTCAATCTCTTCTTGTATTGGATTAAAACTTGTTCTACGACCTTTTTCATCTCTTTCAAAAGAAAGAATAGTAATCTTTTTAGATTGCTCTTCAGGATTCGCCAACATATAAGAGATATAACCCCCATGTTCTGCATATGATTCTGAAATCTTTTCATGAGCATAAACTGTAAAGTCAGGTTCCGCTCTTTCGATTTCAAGATACTCTTCACGAGAACATAATCTTGTCTTGTCATTCTTCCATATGTCTCTGTTAGTATCAATAGAATGTATGAACTCATGATGAATAGCATGTTTCCAGGAAGTAGTCTTCTGAGGTCTATCTCTCCAATTGATAATGTCTCCGAAGCTTTTTAGTTTCTTGAAGTATTTTGGATTTATTGCTATTCTATGGTTTGGATCATTGAGTACATCTTTGCCCATTCGCTTCATCACATCGTACCATTTTTTATTGGTTGATGTGTTGAGTCCTCCTTCATTATTGGCAAAGCTTCTGAATCCAGTTCCTCTCTTATTCTCGGCTACTGTCTTTTGAGTATTACGGAACCATAGTTCATTAGTTTCTTTTCTTAATAATTCCGGAACTTTGAATGATTCATGTATGATTTCATTTGCACTTGCGATTCCTTCTTTATTGTAACTGTTGACTGCTCCTTTTTCAAAGTGTAGTTTGAATGTTTCTCCATTGTCAAAGGTTTGTTCAAAGACATGATATTCTTTATTGCCGTCTTCAGCAATCTTAACTAATCCCTTGTATGTGGCATTATGATGTTCTGCCAATTGTTCAAAGGTTAATGAATCACATTCTTCTTTGGTAAGCCTTGCATTCTTTGGCTTATCAAGTTGTACTGGTTCTTTTGTCTTTTTAGTTTTCCTTTTAGTCTTACTTGATTTCCTTGTCCTTTTAGGTGTAAGACCTAATGCCTTATTTGATAGTTCATTGAATCTTGGAGTTATTGCATCCAACCTTGTTTTAGCATATGCTTTTTGCTTATCTGTTGAAGATGCTTTGTTGAGAATATCATTTGCCCATTTTATTTCATATTCAATATCCTTGTACTCTTTCCTTTCTTTTTGAGTTAGGTTCTTGTCTAACTGTTCTCTTGTTGGAGTTTTAGGTTCAGATATTGGTACCGGTTCTCTTTGAGGTTTAGGTTTAGGTTTTGGTTCTGCTTTTGGTTCAGGTTCTTTTGGAGTTGTCTTTGGTTTAGGTTGTTTCGGTTCAGGTGTTGGTTCAGGTGCAGGTTGCACTACTGGAGCTTCAACACCACCAATTGCCTTAACTCTTAACTCTTCCAACTTACGCCTTGCATCTTCCAACCTTTTACGATGTCCTGATATAGCCTTTTCACTTGCATTAGGATTATCCCTTAACCATTGCTCATGAGATTGAATGCTCCGTTTATAATTCGCATACTTTGCTCTTTCACTTGCAGTTAAGTTATTAGACAATTCCTCTCTTGTAGGTTCTCTTGTATTAGGTTCAGATGTACTGCCATCATTGATAAAGTAAGGTACGCACCTACAATTAGGGTGTAACGGCGGCAACATCTTCGTATCATTCATACTATAAGTCTTGTCACCTATCCAACCTTTTCCACCGGCACTTGTGTCAGATGGATTAAAGGAACTGTCATTCTCCGGTGTCCACTTGTTATGCCATGCATTCTTACAGACTGGACAAGCAGTATTACGGCATTCAACATAGAAGTGAGTTGCTCCCATTTCCTTGTTGATAATATAATCACTGACTGTGGCGGCTCTTGCTATTTCGGTTCTTGCGATTGCTCTTGCCCTACGGTTCTTAATACCAGTGACCTTTGATGAGATGTTTTCTGCAATCTCGTCCTGTGACAATCTCTGATTGTATCCATCCTTAACAATATCACGGACACTATCACGTATCTCATCTCCAACATCAACGATATTATCACCGACACGATTCTCAATAGTGACACGAACCAGTTCCTTCTGTGCAGGACGGGTGAACTTATGATTGTTGGTTTCAGACAAGATGAGTTTAACCATCTCCTTATCATAACCTAAAGTCACCAAAGGATTACCATTGTCAGGATAAGCCTTATGATACTTGTCAAGGAAATCCTCCAAAGTATCAGTGGACAATACACCTTGCTCAATCCTCTTGCTAATCTCCGCAAAAAGAGAATCTGTATATTTAATCCCTTGCTTGATTAATTTTTCTTGGGAAGGCAATTCAATCCACCTTTATGTAGTTTCACCATAAATGTCATCTAAATCTGTAATAATCGTATCTGTCAGTTCTTCATCAACAGGTTCCTGATAACTAAAATCTTCCTCAGGCATAACTGGACCATCATTAACATAATTCAATCCAGTTTCCTTTTTAAACATCATCGCAATACTATCCTGCACAGCATCATTCTCACTATCAACAACACCTGAATCAATCAATGGTTTAATAACTTCAAACAATGTCTTGATATCTCCAGTCTTGAACTTATCGAAACTGAAAGTCGGAGCTAAAGTAATGTCTCCGAAATTGAATTCAACAATACGGTTGATAGCCTGCTTTTGAATACAGTTTGCGATTTCCTCAAGGATACCATCAAAGACTAACTGTGAGAAATCCAATTGAGTATTGGTTCTTGCATAGGAACCTACAGAAGAGGTTGTACCCATAATCAAGTCACCAATGTAGAACCGTTTAACAATCTGATTGTCAATGTAACTGAATGTATTAAAGAAAGTTTCTCCATGATGATTGGACTCCAACACGCTCACTTCATCATTCAATCCAACAGTCATACCAAGAGTTCCATCTTGCATGTCTTCAAATGCAAGTAACATTTCATCTCTGCTGGTTGGATCATCAGTCTTACCTATGAGTGATGGAAGTGAATGTCTTTCCAGGAATGTCAATAACCAGTTGGTAGTGTTCATCTTGTATTCCACAAGGTCTTTGACATCTAATAATATTCCATGACCGTAATCTGTATTGTAATCTCCGAATGTGTATTTCAAACATTTGTTGATTGGAATGGTTGCTTCCTCTTCACCGTATCTTTGATAGATGCTGATTAACTCTCCATTGTCATTATAAACGAATGGTTCGTCTTGCAATGTCTTTATTGATAATGGTACTGTGTTCTTCCATACCAATCTGCCATCGTTGTTAATCTCAAATATCATTTCTTCAATGTGATGTCCCCATAGTGTAGCTTCAATCATTCTTTTAACTACTTCCTGGAGTTCTGTTTCCATGTTGAATAACATCTCATTGATGAAATCATATACTCCCTGGTCATCGTTCTCATTGGCAATCAGTACCCATTGCTTACTGGATAGGAGATATTTTAAAATATCATAGCACATTGAAACTGTAGTGTCTGCCAATATGTCCATTCCTGTTGAGTATTTCAGTAAGGGTTCTGTTGTGCCTAAACTGTATCGGTTCAGTTTATGGTTTGTGTGTGCTGGGATTGGATTAATAGTTGTTGTTTTGAATAATTTGTTTTTTAAATCTGAAAGAATGCTCATTGATTATGCAACTCCTTTAATTCTTCATCAGGATAATTTTCTTTGAACCATTTCAAGAGTCTGTCAGGATAAACACTTGTTTTAATTACTTTGCCATCTTTGTAAATGCTGTATTGTTGTTTGTTGCGACGTATCCCTTGTTTTATAATCCTAAAATAATCTTTATATTGGTGGTTGTTTTCACCAGTCATTAATTCACTCATTCTCTTTTTATGTTCTTCAGAATGAGTTTTACCATAAAATGGATTGTTTGTTCCCATTCTCTCTTCGCTCATTTTCTTTTTGCGTTCTTCTGAAAACACTTTCCCTTTGTTTGCATCACTTATTTTCTTACGAGTTTCGATTGAATGGTGTTTGTCTTTCATACCATTTGGAACTCCGAGAAGGCCTTCTCCTCCAATCGTGAAGTTAAACAACGGTTTGTATCTTCTGATGTAGAGTATCTCCAATGCATTTGCAAGGTTTGGATTGTATTCATCTCTTTTCCATTTCTTCAGTACAGTATATTTGTATCTGTCAGGATTGTTTTGGATAACTCTATTGATTTGTTGACGATCATATTGAGATGGTTTCAAGTGTGCATTGTATCTGACATTCCTGTCAATGTTGCTGTCCTTTCCAACATATACAATCTCATTATCATTTAATGTATCTTGATAACAGTAAATTCCAATCATCTTATATGCCTCCTTCTTCTTGTTCCACCAGTCTTGACACTATTGCCGTTGAACTGTTTCAAGTAATTGAACCCATGTGCCACAGCGTCAACTATATCATCGTGCTTGCTGTTTGGGAATGCCTTGAACTCATCAATGAATGCTTGACGTCGGTTGTCATTCTTTATCATGACATGCACCAATCCATCATATATTGCATGTCTTAATGGTGTTGCTCTGTCTGCTTTAGTTCCTTTTGGGTCTGATTGTATGGTACTGTATCCAGGTAATGCTTTCTTGTAATCGTTAAATAATAAACCGGACGCTCCGCCTTTCGTACCGGTCTCTAATAGTATCTTATGGTTTGGTGTGTCGAGTTTGGCGGTTTGTTTGATTATGTGCAATACATCGTTGCCGTATTGTCCTCTTTCGTAATCGAATATCCAGTATTGTCCATTACCGGTTTTGCACATTCTTACTCCGACTGTATAGTCTCGTTGGTCTCCAAGCTTATCATCACTACTTGCTATATCCCAACTTCTGCATTTTGCTATTGCATAATCATCGAACTGGTCCTCGAATATGAGATGGTCCATGTAGAAGAAATCTGAAGTTAGGTCTAATGGTTGTTGTTGGTAGATTGCCTGGAATTGTCTTTCACCCATTGCCTCTTGCTTCTTCCTATAGTCATCAATAGTATATCGTTGTGGCCATAATGGTTGGCCGTTCTCATCTATTGCAGGGAACTCCAGGAACTCATAGTCATCAGGGTACTTGTCTTTCAAATATCCCTGGAGGTCTTCCGAATGCCACCTTGTGTGGAGTATAACCAGTTTAGTGTGCGGTTCTATCCTTTGCTCTATAATGGTCTTGAACCAGTCAATCTTCTTCTGTAATAGGCTTGGGGTTATGTCATCGAATCCAGCGTAGACATCATCGAGTATAATGTAATCTGCATCTTGCCCTGTGATACTTCCACTGGATCCAACTAGTCGGATGCTTCCTTTGTATAGTTTGCCTTGACTATCGGTGAACATCAGGTATGTGCTGGAGTGCTTGACATCTGATAAGTATAAGTCGAATTCCGGTCCTATCTGTTTAACATATTCTCTTAACTGTATACCGAATTTCTCTGATAAGCCGGCACTATTGTTTACTATTAGTATGTTGAGTGTCTTGTCCTGTGATAGTAACCATAATGGGAATGCTAATGTTATCATTGATGATTTACTGTGTCTTGGCGGCATCGCTACACATAAACGATTGTTCTCATTGTTTTTCAGTTTGGTTAATGATGAAGCCAATATGTCAATGTGTGGAGCATCTACCATTTCACGGAAATCAGATGCAATATATTTGCAGTAAAAGAAGTATAAATCTTCTTTGCACCATTCGCACATCTCATTAATTATTTCTTCTTTGGATTGCATCGGAAATCACTTTCAATGTATCTTCATCAATGTCATGAACTGCAGCAGTTTCGTTTCTGAATTCACCAGTCATGTCTAACTGATGTTTGCTGCCATAGAGTATCTTATAAGCTCCAAGAATAAATTGTACTTTCACATTGTCGCTTAAGTTCTCTAAATCAAGATTATCTATTGCCTTTTGTGCTTTCACTTCAAGTTTAGTAAGTAAGTCTTCCTCGTTCTTTGATGGGGAATGAATAGAACTCTTGAGTTCTAAAATGCCATTGTCAAAACAATATTTCTGATATCTTCTTATTGTTGTATCAGATATCTTACAATCTGTTTTCTCCAACCAGTTTGCAATATAGTAGGGAGTCTTGCCACTTTCCAAATCATGGTCTATCTCCTTGTGATGTGGACAGTTACATATTTTTGGAAATCTCTTGCATAGTTCTTCCAT